GTCTTGGTTTAAAAAGTTGCCTGTTACAGCAACACGCCGTGCTTCCACGACGTCCTCCGATTTCTAATTAAAGTAAAATCCATTAGTCTAAACCTTTCAAAAGGTCTCCCATTTATTTGTTCCAGGTGATTCCTCCTCCTCTTCTTCTTCAAGAATTGGAGCGAGTCATGAACCTTTATAAATAGATGAGAGTTGACTTGTGTAAAAATTAATGTTGTTAATTAGCATCCTTGTTGTGGCTCCTGTATCATCAAGTTCAAACGTACTTGTCTGATATGAGGAACCGTAGTAAATCTCATCAGTTTTATTGATGTGATTCACCCCAGTAAGGAAGCAATTACCTACAGTGAGAAGATTAGAGATTTTATCTCTCCTTTTCTCCTTCACCTTCTGGTAATCAACAACACTAAAATTCTCAATAATATCAAAACAATCAACGATTCTACCCTCCTTAAAAGAATCTTTGACGTTTAAAATACTATTGAAAATAGACACAAATAATGGAATCTTCCGATACTCATTCTTATCAGGATATGGACAATGATCATAAAGATCATCAGCCAACTTCCTGATTGAAGTAGTATATGAAGAAACTTTGTCTTGCATACCTAACTTGAAAATCTCAGAAATGAGATCTCCTTCATTTGGTATAACATATGACTCATTCACTATGTGCTGAATAAGAAATAATCTTTTTTCTTGCTCAGCACTTAGGCCGAATATATGTTTAAGACAGAATTCATGTATCTTTAATCTCTCAATAAATTTCTTAATATTGATCTTTTTAAAAATCATTTTAGGCATAGGCTTCTTAGCCTTATCCTTTTTTAATTTTTTAAAAGAACCCAATACAAGATCTTTATAGAAATCAGTAACAAAACCAACTAAAGTCTTTTTATAACTAAAGAAGTTTCGTTTTACAAAGAAGTAATCAAACAGAATGGTAAACACTATAATGGGGTTTCTAATATTAGAATACACACCATTAAGTGGTAAACCAGTCCACTCATATCCTTCTTTGTAGTTGATTCATCGTTTCGCAAACTCATATGAGTGTTCACTCACATGTGTTTTAGAAACAGATAACTCAACACCTAATTTCTCAATCACCTTGGAGTACCTCTCAGCGACTCTATCGTTATGAATAACGATATCGTCACCGAGAATGATGTAATCATTAAAAGGGTACAAACCCTCTAAATGAGCACATCATTGTACAACAAGATGATGAGAGAGAGTAAAAGCAGCTCAAGAGCTATAAGCACCCATAGGTTGTCCAACTGAATACTTTACAGTTGAATCACTTCTAGGTACTTTAAACTCTCTTGAACAGAGAAGTTCCTTTCATGCACTAGCTGGTTTATCACCAATTAGGTATTTAAGTAATCTTCTCTGCAAGCTGACAGGAAATCTATCCGTAGCAGATGACAAATCCATTGATCAAAACTTGTCTGAACTATTAGACCAAGCATGATATGGGTCTTGAGTAAAAGTACGATCACATTTGAATTTTCTCAAATTATTGAGAAGTCCAGTGTGAATCTTCTTTAAATAAAGTTGAGACATATAGTCATAAATGGCTATAACTCTCACCTTTAACTCAGGATCCATAACTAATGCTAGCTTACCAGAATAAGCACAACCCTTTTTCTTAGGTTGTTCTTCTTTAGGTTTAGCTAACATTTCGTTAAATGCTAAGGTATAAAGTTCATTAAAGAATTTAATACCAGCCTCATCAGTTATATCATAGATATTTTGCATTTGAGTATAACTCAAAGTTAAAATACTATTCATAGCTGATAGAGTAGCAGGTCCATTAATTGAACTTTTTTGTTGAAAGATAAACATCTTTCATCTCAAAATTTAAAGAAATGGGATCTAGTTTATAATCTTTAACAAACTTCTTAATGAACCCCGTTGGAATAATATATTCCTTCAGAGTTGATCTCGGAGCAGTTACAGAATCTAAACTATAATCATTAAAATTCTTTTCCCTTTTAAAACATCTAGTAAACATTAAGATAGACATAATCATCCTCTTACCATGTCTACTTGTTGCTAGAGGTTTTAAAGGAGACAAGCAAGTTGGTCATCCTTCTTTATCCACACTTACTCCAGCTTTGTTAACAAACAAAGGTTGGCCGCACAAAAAGCGGGTTACATGCAGACGACATTGTTTCAAATATTTGACAGTCATTGTCAAACCATTTTTCTCAATTAGTCTGTTAAGTAACTTAAAGTATGGAGGAATAGTCAATTTTGCATTAATTTGATTGAAATATAATGACAAAATCTTAAAACAGATTTTATAATTATTAGAAATCAGATTGGTTAAAAATTTATTATTCTTCATAAGAAATTTGTAATAATCTGTTTCCTCTTAATCGAAACAATCTTCTAGCTCCTGTTATCAGGTCAGCAGGTTTGGGCAAGCCCTCTTTCGGAGGGTGTCGCCAGGTTCTTTACAGAACTTCGGCCATAGTATAGGTCCTTTCGGATACCTATCATGCATGGTTCATACCCTTTCGAGGTATGGGCTCCACACCAGCTTAACTGTTACATCAGCTAGCCGATTGGTAGATTTATAGTTTTTATTTTCAGAACTATAACTGAGAGGTAGCTATTCGGAGGTAGAGGCTCTACAACCTCATCTCCTAGTAAACTATTGAGATAATATCTTGATATTTACTTACAAGAATAGTGAGGGTAATAATCCTATGCTTAGCTCTATCTCATAGATTAGGAAAAGTTAACAAACCTTCATTGTTGTAGAAGATTTTAGGGTTTAAGCCAAAAGAAAATGGCTTAAAAGGTTAACACCTATTTTGTGCACTATCATACGAAAGTATGGATAGCTGGTTTCGGAAAC